GCCACCTGTGGCATAGCGGAGATCGACGCCTGTGCATCCAAACCTGCGGACGCTAGGAAGAAGAACGATTCTGCGGCTTGATCGGCACTGAATGTGGTCGCCTTCGCAACTTCACGTGCGGTGACAGCCATTTCATCGCGCATGACCTGACTGACGTCACCCATGATCGCCAGAGACTTCGTCATCTCCGCATCGAACGAAGCGAACGATCGAACGGACGCAATACCGAATGCGCCGACTGCCGCAGTTGCGGCACCCATCGCTATAGCAGTGTTCTTAGCGAACTTCCCTACAGCATCGACCGCGTTCTTGACGCCCCTATTGTCGAACTTCGAAACAATAGGTAGCCGAATTGGACCGCCAGCCATTAGATACCAAACATCCTTGCATCGAATTTACGGTTGTATTCCGCCATGAAGTCGTCCAGGATCCCCACCGTCTTCTGGATAATCGCGGTGCGTTCCTTCAGGAATGCGTCGTAGGCGAAACGACCAGCCTTACCCTTGATGGGCTTCGCCTTCTGCAACGCTTCGATGAAGGCATCACCCTGCCCGTTCAGACGGTGCTGGATTACCTTAGAAGATCCGCGACGGGTGTATCGACGTGACATGCGTCCTGGTGGGCGTGAACGGATACCAGCCAATTCTGCGTATTCGAAACCGAACTTGTCCTTACCACCCTTGACTTCGATGACGACCAGGTTGTGACCCTGCTTACCGAAGTCGCCACCATACAGTTTCACGATGGGCTTATTGACACCCTTCCACTTCGTCCGACCACGGTGCCCCATCGTCTCATACGGTGGATTCGATTTCCGGATCGGTGGTGTACGTGGAATGTCAGCCTGGATCTGTGCCGTCACATCACCCAGTCCAGTACGAAGACGCGACCGAAGCTTATTCGTTGACTGCTTATCGATCGCCCGTAGTTCCTTCAGAACGAATTGGATGTTGTCGCGGTCAACACTAGCTTCAATTCTCAAGGCGATCTCCAATCCCCTACTATTCTACCTGCGCTTCCGTGGGCTACTACGGGACTGTGCCATCGCCTTATTCTGATTCTTAGCGCGACCGATCAGATACTTTTCGATCGTCCACAGCATGCGCGGTTCCAGCGCCAGAAGGTCAAGTGGGGAAATTCCAGTCTCTACAGCCAGCGTAGCGATACGCCAGTGCATTGACTGTTCACCTAATGGCTTTAGTTCGCTTTTTTTGAATCAGTCGCCTGGACCATATCGACGTTTGCAAGCCAGTCATCGAACGCCTTCTTTTCACCTTCACGCTTACACACAGAGTGCGCCATGAAGAACAAGTGAGTAAGACGGACGTTCTTTTCAAGATCAGCCATCGACATATCGAAGTGCTGTTCGAAGGCGACGATGTCCTGCGCCTTCACCTGAACGACCTTAGTCGTGCCGTCCGCGAATGTAATCTCTAGTTCGAAGTTCATGCGGACAGTCTAGTCGAAACTAGGCTGTGGCGCGAGTAATACCAGCGGTGCCAGCCAGCGACCAAGTGGTGCTGAACGTGGACAACTCACCGACGCTTCCTTCAACGCTGTAACCTTCGACCAGGAACACGCCAGTGTAAGACGGGTTGTTAGCCGAAACTGCGTCAGAAGTGGGCTTGACTACGACAGTAGCGTTTGCGCCCAGAAGCGGGAAGATTACGGAATCGACAGATCCGCTGGCGAAGTCGGCGTGCCAATCAAGGGTGATTGATGCGTCCTTCAGACCACCGATCCGGCTGACGTACTCATTACCGAAGCTGGAAGTCTCGACTGCGTTTGCACTCATTTCCAGGGTAACTGCGGCAATCGACGAACTGTAATCGACAGAGTTTATCTCTACTGAGAAGTCGTTTCCCACGAAACGTGCCATGCTTATTTCTCCTTAGTTACTGTATACCGTGACAACGAAGTCCGCCGATAAGTACGGGACGGTGTCTGTACCTAATGATACCGTACCGATGTTTGTCATCGTCGTGACTTGCACGTCATAGGCGTTACCACCTAACGTCTTATCTGATTCGATCGCGTTCTTGATCCCACCGGATCCTGTGGACGCGAAATCGTTCAGTCGAAGCTGTGCCCACCGTTCGTCCGCACGCGCTACCAGGACTGACACACGGAACTGGTAGGTAACTAGACCGCCCTGCATCGCGTTGTCGTAGTCCACGTTCTCTAAAGACACGATCGCCTGTGGTGGCATGGGGTTATCCGGAATGTCTTCCGAAGCACGAAGCCCACTGATCGTCCGCAGGTTCGTAGCTAGCGCATTACGAATGTCGGTGATACTCACGCCATGCGAACTTTCTTGAAGGGCATCAATAATTTCTCCACATCGGGATCGATCCTTCCGATCCGAAGGGCACCCAGTTCATCCATGCTGAATCCCAGGGGCGTGTCAAAGCGCTTGAACTGGCGCATGGACAGAATGATGCAGGCTTGCTTCACTGCATGTGGAATGGCTGACCAGCCCCATACGCCAGTAACTTGTACCGTCGCCTGATGTGCATTGATGTTGCGCGGATCCCACAGTGGGAACACCAGCGAACCGATCGCACGGATGCGGGTAGACGGATGCCCTGTGAGTCCACCACTGATGTTGTTCAGGGGTTCTAGCTGGTAGTCGCCAGCGGACCATGTCTGATCGAAGCTGACACCATCAGAAGAAGACTTCAACGTGGTCAGTGATACCAGGTCATTGATCTGTGTGGTGAATGAGTCCTGTGGGACGTACACGCGGGTCGCGGTTCCAGCGTTGTAGAAGATGCGTTCGGTGTATCCGTCGATCTCACGGGATGCCGCTTCGATGGCGATTTCCAGAAGTGAGTCATCGACTGTGTCATCGCTGGGAACCCTGAATGCAGACTTGACGTCGGTCAGTGTGGCGTAGCCATTAGTAATTGCCATTTAGAATCCTATCCGCTTCTATTCTACCGGTGGCATCACCATTGATGCACAGAAGAAACCCCCGCCGAAGCGGGGGATTCTTGTTTCGATTTCCTTCCTATGCCTTCTTCGCCCAATAGGTGCCAGTGAAGTTTTTGTTCCCAGGTCGTCTTACCATGACTTGCTTGTCCCTTAGCACTGACAGGTTCTGATCTAGTTTTTTAGAAATTTCTTCCCAGGTAGAATCATATTCCACATCCAGAGTGTCGGCATAGGCTGTTGCTTCTTCCAGTGTTGCGAAGATTTCTGAATGGGTCTTCCGCGTTCCTGGATCGCTGTAGCGATTTTTCGCGGGAACGATTTCCCACGTCGTTACGCGGAATTCTGATCCTGCTTCAAAGGTTTCGGTTGTGTAGTTCATTTTGTTTCCCTTCTGTGTGAACTGCTTATGTAAAGAACTATACAGATGGATTATGGATCACGCAAGCCCATTCGCAACTTTTTCAAACTTTTTTTTCATCCCAACTATTAGCCCTTCGACGATCAAGATCCCATCGACCTTCGCTGAAGTCACCACGTGCAACCTTGTCCCGCAGATACTTGTCATTAGATCCGTGCGTGCTGGCATTCAACACCTTCAAGCGCCCATCCGAATGGATCGTCGAACTGTTGTCATGGTGGATCGGGATCTGAACCTTCCGCAACGTCACGCCATGATGTTCTGCCCTGATCGTCGCGTCCACGTCTTCACAGAATGCAGGGTGTATAGATTCATCGAATAGCCCCAGACGCCGTAGGGCGTCATCTCCGACGACGAACGCCTGCCAGTGTGGGAAGGACTCAGTCAGGGTTATTTCGTCCCTACGGGCTTGTGAGAGTCTCTCAAGGGCATTCGCACCGAACACCACATCGTTCGATCCGAACATCCACATGTTGTCATGGGGGAAGCACTTGATCCCCAGATTCCAGGATCCCGACACACCCTGATTCGCTGGCATCGACAGCACATGCGAATTCAGGACAGTCTTCGGGAACTTCACGTGATTCAGTTCGCCACCGTTGTCGATGATCAGAAGATCCCTGATTGGGAAGTCGATCGAATCCAGCATTCGCTGAAGAAGATCGTAACGGTTCAGGACCGGCACGATGAAGTTCGGGATCATGATGCGCCTTCGAAGGTGTGTCCTTCTAAGTTGAAGTTCACGAACGGGTTCAGGGAATACGTTGTGACGCCCCATTCTTCCTGAAGCCACTTCTTCATCCTGATCAGATGATTGTTATACAGCTTCCACGGTGTGTCACCGGATGGATAGCCTTCGATCCTGTGATGCCCATCGATCGTGCCACAGTCAGCGCCCACGACCACGATGTGCTTCGCGCCCATGTAAGCGCCCAGATGTATAGACCCATGTATAGACGACGATCCGAACACCAGTTCGTCTGGCTTACTGTGAGTGAACGGATCGAACATGGAACCGATCGGATCTCTGAACGACAGCTTATTGATCACCACATTGTCTGGTGGCGGGTTGCCGAAGCACCATTCGCCTTCGTTGCCGTACACCTTCTGACTACCCCATCGCGTCGAACACAGATCGTGCGTCACAGCCAGGCGCAGTTCTTCCTTAGCTAACTGTCGTTTCACGGCAGGGTGATAGTGGCTGAATAGGTAGTAGTTCTTCAACGGGAACTTTTCTGCCACCAGGTTCGTGCTGATACAGATCTTGTCATCGAAGAACGTCGGATCAAGGAATTCGATCGACGCCCCAGATCCGAACACCCAGATCGTCTTACCTAAGTGAATGTCACGCAGATCAGTCAGTTCCATAGTATTCCTTGAAGAACGGCATCCAGTGTGTGTCCCACACGTAGTCAGCTTCGTACTGTTGCACCCATTCGATGTTCGCTTCACTGATGCCACGTTCCGCTTCGAACGCTAACTGGATACCAGACGCTAGTGACGCCAGTGACGGACGCATCCACCAG